TTGATTGTGTTGCGGCTCTTTTGGAATTCGCAATAAATTTCTGTAATTCACCCATGTATTTTTCCCATCTAAATATAGTCTATAAAGGTATTTATACATCATGGCATACAAAGGACGATACACACCACAAAATCCCCAAAAATATAGGGGCAATCCATCAAAAATTATTTACCGTTCTCTTTGGGAACGAAAGTTTATGAAGTATTGTGACCAAAGCAGTTCTATAGTAGAATGGGGTAGTGAAGAAGTAATTATTCCCTATATATCTCCTTTGGATGGCCGAATGCATCGTTACTTCCCTGATTTCTATATAAAGGTCAAACAACATGACAATAAGATGAAAAGATATATTATTGAGGTAAAACCAAAGAAGCAATGTAGTCCACCAGACCCCAAACCCTCAAGAAAAACTAAACGGTGGATTTCTGAAGTAAAAACATGGGGGGTCAACGAGGCTAAATGGAAATCAGCAAATTCTTGGTGTTTAGATAAGGGTATGGAATTTAAGATACTGACAGAAGATGATTTGGGTATTCGTTATAAATAAGGGTATGGCAAATAGCGATTACATACAGGGCGTTATAGACGCTGCAAAAGGCAAACCATACTCGACAGATTGGTATCGGGATAAGATTAAGGAATTTGGTCAACCCGGCCGGTTGGACCTTATTAGAGATGGTAAACGAGGCGCATCACCGTTTGGCGGAACGTTGAATATGTTTGTGTATGGACCCAAACACAAAAAGAAATTACCATACTATGATTCATTCCCACTGGTGTTGCCTATAGAAAACTATACAGACGGATTTCTTGGATTGAATTTTCATTATCTACCAATACCTCTAAGAATGAAATTATTGGATAAGATGTTGGATTCTGATTTACGAACAAGTTACAATGCTATCAAAGGAATTAAATTAGTTCAACCAACGATACACAGATACTTGGCTGGATATACGAAATCACAATTTCGTAAGATTGAGGAAGATGAATTAGTTGTAGCAACATTGCTCCCTGTTCACAATTTCAAAAAATCCTCTGCTAAGGCAGTTTGGTCAGATTCAAGGAAAATGATCTAATGGCACATGTAGACAATCAAAGAGAATCTAATATTAATTCGGCGTTTGATGTAACTGAAGTCGAAGTAATCCGCCTGCCTAGGTTTGAAGGCTTCACAGAGGTGACTAAACCATCATCAACAATTGATACACTTCGTAGTGAATTGTCATCAGGGGGTTTACCACAGTCTAACAGATTTCAGTTGAACATCAATCCACCTAGAAACTTGTTAGGGGGAACTTCAATATTACGAAGACTTATGATACGAACAGTTGCAGTAGACTTGCCAGGCAATACACTAGATACAATTCCAGATAATAACATATATGGACCAAACAGAAATATTGTACAAGGAATAAGTTATGCTGACTCTATTGATGCTAAATTTCTGATGGATGAAAATTTTGACATACATCAGTACTTTCAAGAATGGCAGAGATTGATGTATGATCACAGAACATGGAACTTGAAATACTATAATGATTATATCGGAAATATGGACATTTTTATTTTAAACAGGGATCATCGACCAACAGCAGCATTTAGATTATGGGAAGTATACCCCGCTACTATTGGTTCTATATCACTTGATATGGGGAGTAGAGAACCTATAAATGCATTCACTGTATCTTTTAATTTTAGATTTTGGTCTGATATTGGAAAATATGGAACTAAACAACCAACTGAACTATCTGGTAGAAGTAGTTCTACTTTACAAGAGCAGATATTAGCAGGATCAAGACCGCCGCCGACGCCACCAAACCGCCCCGATTTTGATAACGATGAAGATGGATGATTAAAACTAACTGATTTGATAAGGAGAAAATACTATGGCTTTGCCAAAACTTGAAACACCCACCTATATGATGGAAAGACCCTCAACAGGGAATGAAATTAAATACCGACCATTTCTGGTCAAAGAAGAAAAAATTCTTCTTTTAGCAATGGAGGAAAACAAACCAACTTCGACTCATCAAGCGGTTCTTGATTTAGTCAATGCTTGCACTTTCGGAGAAATTGGTGCAAAGACTGATCCAATGTTTGATATCGAATATGCTTTCTTGAAGATTAGGCAGAAGTCGATCTCTGAAACGGTAACTGTTAATCTACTCTGTCCAGATGATAATGAAACATATGTTGAGACAGAGATTGACCTTGAAGAAGTCAACATTATGTTGGATGAGGATCATAATACAGAATGCACCCTTGGTAAAGATGCCAAAGGAAACGATTGTAGTATTACAATGAATTATCCAAGTGTTGAATCTACTTTAAAGGCCAACGAAGAAACAAGCAGTGTGGAAAGAATTTTCTATGTGCTTAAAAGTTGTGTTGAAACAATTAAGTTTGGTGATGATATTTACAACGTTGTGGATATATCCAATGAAGAACTTGATGAGTTTATAGATAGTCTTACTCAAGATCAATTTGCAACATTGCAATCGTTTTTTGAAACGATGCCTAAATTGAGACACAAAGTAGAAATTACTAATCCGAATACAAAAGTAAAATCTACAATTACTCTAGAGGGGCTATCAGATTTTTTAGACTAACTCTTTCTCATAACAGTCTAGCGGCGTACTTTAAGATTAATTTTGGAATGATGCAACACCATAAGTACAGCTTAACAGAGATTGAAAATATGATACCTTGGGAAAGAGATATTTATGTTGCACTATTAACAAAGTGGTTGGAGGATGAAAAGCAGCGAATAGAAAAACAAAATAGACAGTAGGAGACTATAATGGCTCAAAAAAAATTACAAGAAGAGAGTCAATATAATGAGTACGATTTAGATGGAGATGGTATAGTGAGTGATGACGAATTAGAGATAGTTCAAAAAATACACGAAGCAGAAAATGCTGATCAGAAAGCTGACGCTCAACGGCGTATGGCTTGGATATCTATGGTAGCGATGATTCTATTTACTGTTGTCGTTATGATTCCCGGCTTTATTCCCGAAACTAGATTGAAACTCCTAGGCGACCTATCTGCTCTGTTCTACATTGGCATGGCCGGTGTTGTGGGTGCCTATATGGGCATGACCGCATATATGAGTAGGAAGTAGTCAGATGGCCAGCAGAGAAGAAGATGAACTAATCAAATCTCAAAAAGCAGCGAATACTGAATTTCGTAATGCAACAAGAACGTTGCAGAAAGCTGCTAATGAATCTATGGAAAATTCTTTGCGGCAAGAACTTGGGTTGACTAGGGAAGGTGTTCGTGCATCATTAGAAGATAAACTTTTAGGTTCTGGGATGAAGAGAACAATATACAACTTCATCTTGGACAAGAGGAAGGCGAAACAATTACAAGAAGCTTCTGGTCTGTCTAAGGCAGAATATAAAGCATTACGGAAGGAAGAGAAAGCCCGTAAGAAAGCACTTAATGTTGCAAAGGCAAATGAAAACAGGCGAAAGGCGAGGGACGCTGCTCTTACAGCAACACTTGGAGAAGAACAAGCAGCGATCCGTATCCAGGCACTTAATGCACAAGATAATGCACAGATAATTGCAGATGCACAGATACAGGCCGAAGCTAGTAAGTCGAATGACGAAAAAGAAATAGCGGATGCAGCGAAAAAGAAAGCAGAAGAGGAAGCATTAGCTGCAAAAGAAGAGGGTCAAATAAACTCTCTGACTGAAGCTGCAAACTCCATCACGGCGGCGTTTACGGATAGTGATATTGCAGCATCGTTTCAAAGCTTTGCAGATAGTTTACAAACGGTTATTAGTGCTTCTGGTGTAGAAGATAGTGTCGCTGGTCAAGAACTAGTCGCTGAACAAATCGAAATGCTAAGAATGGAACAAAGGGGAGAGGGTGAATCTCCAGCAGAACGAGATAAACAAAAAGCAGAAATAAAAGCAGCTTCAGACAAACAAATTGATCTATTGCAAAAGATTGCCGATAATGTATCTGGCGGCGGTGGAGGCGGCGGTGGTGGTGACGAAGGTTCTGGTGGCGGTGGTGGCGGTGGCGGAATGCTTGCAAAACTTGGTGCTGGATTAGGCGCACTTGGTAAAGGCATTGGTCTACTTCTAAAATTCGCTGGAAAAGGATTAATGATATTTCTACAAAGCTTTGCAAGAGGAATAATGTCATTTGCAAATCCATTAGTCATTGGTGGTTTAGCTGTATTCACTCTTGGAATGATTGGTTTAGGTGCAGCACTAAGACTTGCAGCGCCTGCATTTGCTGCAATTGCTCCTGTCTTGATTAAGGT